TTTTCATATGAACCCATGGTCCAACCATGTTTGGTTGCTATAACATGAAAATTACCAGTAGTAAACTGACCTTCATCTAAAGCATCAGCACCTGGTGGTCTTGCTGCACCTTTTTTCTGAAAGTCTGCTTGTTTTGTGCTGGCTTTGCCGCTGTTGTTAGTTATTGGCATTATGGGCAATCAATATAAGAACCAGTTCCAATCTTGGCATATCCTCTACGCTCAAGTTCAATACTATCTAGGCATGCCATATTAGGTAAGAATCTAGCACCAGCACCGAGACCACCAATAATACTAACTGCTGGCATTGATTTATATCTTCTATTTCTATCTAATGTTCTGATACTAATAACGAAACCTCTAGTATCAATAGTTGCTTCTGCGACTCCTGCCTCTCCATTAATATAAACTTCAGGAACCTCAGTGTATCCAACACCAGGAGAAAGAAGAGTAAAGGAATCGATAATACATTCAACTCCATTGTTATCTGATGTATTTGGCGTATAGTTGACACCTTGACGAGTGACTCTAACTTCACTAACAAATCCTGTATCATCTAGAAGTGCAATTGCACTCCCTCCATAACCTCCACCACCACCAATGATGACTTGTGGGGGTGTCTGATATGGACCACCAGGATATACAATAGGAATGTAAATTATACCACCATCTTCATCTGTAATAGGTTCTCCTGCTACTGGTTTCGTGATAGTAAACTCTTCTTCACTACCACCACTATCATCACCATCTTCATTTTCTCCGCCAGTTCCAGACTCAGTTATCTGGAATGATGTTTCAACTCCTTTGCCAACTAAGATAATAGTTGCTTGTTCAACACCTTCTACAACTGTATCGTCTTCAATACCAAGAACAAATACAGCAACATTATTTTTAATTACTAGGGTTTGTGATAAAGATTGGGTTACAAAATCATCAGCACTAATTCCACTACCAATCATATAGTATGTTACTTCAGTATTATCAGGAACATTTTCAGTTGTAATTGTTACTAGTACGTCTTCACCCTCTTCATACGAATTCTTATCTGTAGTAATATTCCAAACTTGTACTTGAGATGGGTCAGGTGCAACTGGTGCTCCGATATTGGAATCAATAACTACATCAGTGATTGCTTCTGGAGTAAAGTCAGTACCATCAACTGTAATTACATTAGCAGATGCAACGACCATTCTCAGTAGTTCTGGTACTAACTCTGTTACATTATCATTAGCAATGATGACTGGAACCTCTGCAGTATTGTTATTCATCGTAACTTGACCACCTAGATCTCCAACAATATCTGTGGTGGTGATCTGAGCACCAGAAAGTTGCCAGTCTAAAATAGTTCCGTTAGGAATATTGAGACCTGTAATTAGATATGTTACACTTTCTCCCTCTTGATAGACTGACTTAGCAGTTTCAATTGTCAAGAATGGTTCGTCACCTACTGGTAATACAGGTGGTGGAAGCACATCATCGTCAATAATAATAGGATCTTCTAATACATCTTCTGGAATATCCCCATCATCAAACTCATCATCATCGTCTGGTGGAAAGAAATCAATAATTTCGTCTCCAGAAGGAACTTCATTCTTTGGTATCGGGGTGAAGTCGTTAGGTACACCACCTACAAAAGTAATGTCTGTAGTTGGTGGTGATGGAATTTGTTTTGCTTCGTCACATACAAACAGAGACTGATCACCAACACCATCTTCAATTTTCTTCAGTAATTTATCAAGATCATCACCCTCATCATCTGTAGCACAATCGGTACACTTTTGAGAAATTGGTTCGCACTTCTGATCAGGTCCAGTACATGTAATACCGAGCAACTTCATGAACTTATTAATGATACCACCAATAAAATTAAGTGGTGCAGCAATTGCTTCTAGAATTGCTTGAATTGGTGCGAGGATTCTGTTGACTAGTTCATCAAATTTTGCTAGAATCTCGTTTAGAATACCATCGACCAACGTATCAATAAAGCATGCAGCATTGTTGAATACATCTGTAAGATATCCTAGGAGAAGATCGGTAATGAACCTAGCAATCGTGTCTGTAATATCAGCAATGCTACACCCTAACTCAGCAAAGATATCGTCAAATATCTTCTTGATTTTCTTAAACCTGTTGCCTTTTTCTTTGATTGGTTTAAATGCTTTATCTGGATCTGCGAGTGGTCCAGTGTTACCAACAATAGTTTCTTCAGTTAGTAGCGCATCAGTGAGGAAATTAACTGCACCACGTAGTGCCTTGGTTACTTCTGTTTTTCCCCTAGCAATAAAACTTTTTACTAGTCTAATAACACGACCGATATGATATCTCGCGATACCTACACCATCATACAACAATCCATTAACTTTACTGATATAATAATCACCAATGTTACCACCCGATGCTTGGTTAGCAGCGAGCATATCTCCTACAATTCTAGTAAGACCAGACTTGAGGTTATTTTCTTGACCGCAATTAGGATTAGCAATAGTAATACAACTTTGTCCACCAGAAGGATTAGATTCTGAATGCTTGCCATATGCTGCTAGTAATGCAGGTGGAGCTCCGTTCTTAACATCTGCTCTGTCAGCATCAACTACGCCTTTGTCAGTGTTACCACCATCCTCATTTGTTCCACTCTGGTTCTCAATAGACCTATTTTGTTTTGGGTTGGTCTTAGGATCTACGAAAGGAGTAAAGTTTAATGGTCCAGAACCAGGATCATTATTAGTTATCTTAGTTGCTCCTTTGACACCACCAACAGAACCCATGATGATAGGTTTCTGCTTATCGTTGTCCAGGTAAAATCCAATAACAAAACAACCACGCTGAAGTCCAGGTGATGCTCCACCAGTACCACCCTCAATGAATGGTGTGGTGACAGGCATCATTAAATGTGCCCATGGCAACTCCTCAGTTGCGGTAGCATTCTCACCAGTCTTTAGATGCTGTCCAATAATACGCACACGAAAGCGACCAGACCTTTTAGGGTCATCTTTTTTATCGCTTTCTACTTGACCGATCCACCATGAGAATCCGTCAGAACCAATCTGATGTATTGGATATAGTGAAGATAGAGACTGATCCATATTTTAGTTAGTCCTACTACTATTTAACATTAGAATCATATTCTTTCATCCCATAGGTATCACGGATTAAATTTGCCATGGTAGTAAACTCAGGTTCACCGCTTTCTTTTACTAGTTGATAGTTGTGTGACAATTGAGCAATAAGATATGTACCACTATTTTCTTCATCATATTGTTTAGAGTTTCTAATATCTTCTGCTGCTACGTTAGGAAGTAAAATTTTAACCTTATCTCCCACTTTAAGATCTGAATTTCCAGGGATCATGATCTCTAACTTCTGATTCTCCATCAAGTAACGTCTACCAATTGCCTGTGCAGTATAATATTTGGCAAAATCAGGAAACTCAGCATCACCATCTTCTTCTGGGTTTGCAATACCTGTCCCGTTATACCACATCTCAGAATCTAATAGAATTGTCATGACTCTACTAGGTGTAGAACTCAATTCTTTTTGAAATTTAGGTACATCAATTTGACTACCCAAGTGAGACATAGTATCAAATGTTTGCTTCATATCATAATTATACTCTTCATATTTTTGAGCAGCAATATCAAAATAACACATGTGACTTGAATATATTCCATTGTTCATTTTATCAATGATATCAATTTCATCTATAAACTTATAAAATTCAATAGTACTGAATGAAGACTCTGTAATAGAATCTACTGCTGGGCGAGAGTAATACTCTGCTACTGGTGGTTTACCACCAAAAGTATCAGTACCATCAGAACATAACCTATCCATAGATTCAAATACAAAACCATCTTTAGTTTGGAAGAATAAATATCCTGCTGTACCAGATGATTTAGTTGCATTAGTTCCAAGTTCTCCACTGGGTTTCGCATCACTTACTCCACCACCTTTTCTGAACTTGGCAGATTTAGGAACACAACGTGCCATCAATGATTGTATAACTGCATGTGGTTTCCTTCCATTAGGAAACATGTTTATTTTAAACTTAGATGTCTCTGTAATAATATTATCTGCCTTTACACCAAGATCTTCAGTTAAAATTCTCCTAACAATTTGATCAGGTAAATCTTTTTGTTTCTTTAAGCATCGTGTTTTCTCATTAACCATTGCTTCTTTCGATATCATTGCAAGGCAGTAAGTTTGTTTGTTACTCATTACCTGTCTATTGTATACCTTATAAACACAAAACTCATAAGTTACTAATTGTTTTTTTACATTTTCTAACTTAAAGGTGACAATTTCTCCACCTTGAATAGGCAAAGCACCAATAAAGTTTTGACCACTATCCATGACTACCATACTAGCAGAGATGAATGGTTTGTAGATATCTTCATAATATGAAAACGCTCCTACTGCAGAAGTAAGATCAAAGGATACGCCATCAACCGAAGTAATGAAAACCGAGTGCGGTGTAAAAAATTTAGAAGAATTAGTTGACATTAGAAAGTGGTTTCAGGGTATGGATTGTTTGGATCTTCAGTAGGGTACGCTGGTGTTGGTGATGTTGCAGTAGTTGGTTTAGCACTTTTACGAGGTTTAGCTAATCTTCCAGTGTCTGGTGCAACTATAGGATCAAGAATGATCGGAGCTCCACTAGCTGTATCAGCAGATGGTGTTACTGGAGCAGCTGCTGGAGTAGCAGCAACTGGTGGTGCGGGAGCAGGTCGTTCAATAGTTCCGCCTACAGTGAAGTACGATGAAGCAACCCCAGATCCGTCAACAGGTCCACCAGTACTAGATGGATAGTATTCAAAGTGTAGGTGAGCACCATTAGTAGGACCAGCACCAGGAGTTCCAGGTTCTCCACCAGTTTTACCAATCACAGTTCCACTGGTAACAAGTTGACCAGGACCAACTGAAATTTTACTCATGTGTAGATATCTAGATCTAGTCCCATCATCATGCTTAACAAATACTGCGCCCAGGTTACCCATTGCAGGTACAGTAGTTTCAATAACTTTTCCTGGTTTCTTCAGTGCGATTGCTGTACCCTGAGGAACACCATAGTCAACACCCAGATGATTTCTAGAAGCACCTGGTATACCAGTATTGCGAGGACCAAAAGGAGATGTGATTTGATATCCATCGACAGATCCACCATTAGATATCATTCCAGGTGCCATGAATCCAGTAGCTCCACCGCCAGTAGTTGAACTTGCAGAACTATTTTGTGTTGATGATTTACCTTTACCACCTCCACCTTTGGTATCAGTGGTCTTTGCGTTAGCAGGTCCACCAAAGAATGCAGAAACTAATGATCCAGGAATACCAAATGCTGCTGCAGCAGGTTCAAATAATTTCTGAACTACTGGACGGAAAATTTTTCCGATACCACCCATGTGGTTGATTACATTACTCGCAGTGCCCATCATGATAGCACCTGCTGCCATCGTAGGCAGTTGTAATGCTTTAGCAAATGGAGATGATTTTTTTACATTTTCAGGATCAGTTTTGACAGCACTCTCTAATTTATTTTTAGGAATGATTGCTTGATCACTAGCACCACCAACTGCAGTTGGATTATCAAGGACTCCACCTGATGCAAGTTTTTCTGGTGATTTTTCTGGGTTTTTAGATAGTACTCCACCCGATGCCAATCCTTTTCTTCCAGGAAGCACCCTAGATCGCATGCGGGGAGAGAATCCACCCATGCCAGTGCCCCCACGAGCTCTTGCCCATGGTTGAGAAGATCCTCTGCCTAAAGGTCCAATAGGATTGCTGTATTGTCTACCCTTAGACATACGGGGCATTCTATTTCTGCCACCCCTTCTACCTTTTCTTCTTGAAAGTAATCCTAGACCAAGATCTACTGCTGAACCAATAAGACCCTTTTTCTTTTTGCCATTCTTATCTCTACGATTATTAATAGCAGATGTGCTGGCAGAATCTGTTCCGTCTTCCCCTCTATTTTCAATAGAAGATGCTTCTGCTGCATCTTTTGCTTTAATTTGTTCAGCAAGAGTCTCTTCTGATACCTTAGTTTGCTGCTCTTCAATTTGATTGTTTTTACTAAAGAATGTACCAACACCCTTTATATTTTCTGCTAATTGTACAATTACAGATGGAGTTTTATCTGCATCCTCCTTCTGTCTTAACTGATCTACCTTCGCACTAAGAATTGCAAACTTTTCTGCAATAGAAGCAGATAGTTTGCCCAAAGCACCTTGTTCTTGATATCCAGCAGAAGAAAGATCAAGTTCACCCTGCTTAACTCCTTCTACTTGAGCAGGTTGTGCTGCTACTAGAGCATCAAATCTTTTTTGTTTAGTTAACGCTGGATCATTTTGTTCTTCGGGATTTGTTTGGAAGAACCCCATAGTTCTTCTTTTAAAATCTCCACCAAACTCAGTACCCAATGCTTTCTTCA